ATACCTGTGATAAAGATCAACGATTTACCATTATTGATATAAATAATACGATCAAGAAGGACTTGATCTAAAACACGGAAGGACCTGTTAATATGCCACAATTCGCAACGGACGATAATCTCAAAGAATACGAGCCTCAGATAGGAGATTTCGGAATACAATCATTCAAGGAACTACACGAGAAGACCTATGATGACATCATTAGACTTCTAAACATTGATTGGTTTCCCAAATCAGAATACGGCAAGTTTGATCTTAAAGTCATTGGAACGGCACAAAAATTATCACCATCGATGCTGACAGCAAGCCAGTTCACAAGAGCCGCTTGTTATCACGTCTTGGCCTATTATGTTTATAGCCGCTTGGCAACATTCGATCCCGCTGGCGACGCATTCACAGAAAAAATGAAATATTACAAAGAAAAATTCCGAGAAGAATTTGACTTGATATTGAGATCTGGAGTGGAGTATGACATTGATAGTTCAGGCACTGTATCAGACTCAGAAAGACAGCCCTTCCATTTCAATAGATTGGTAAGGTAATGTCCGCAAGAGAAAACGTCGCAAAGAATTTAATAGAACAATTGACCAATATGACTGATCCTGCCCCGGGGTTGGTGAGCAGAAAATACTTTGATGTGACCAAGTTAGCGATCACACAATTTCCAGCAATACTATTAATCACCGCTAACGAAACCAGAGAAGATATATCCACGAACCTAAGAGAAGGTAACATACAATATCAATTGAGATGCTATCTCAGAGGCACGGAATTGGACACGTTGAGAAATGAATTGATCGAGCGAATAGAAGAAACAGTTGAAACAGATCGCAGTAGAAATATTGACTACAACGTCAATAATATTCATAATGTGACCACACGTGTGGCCAGCATTGAATTGATACAGAGAGAATTACCCTTGGCAGAAGTGGTGGTGAATCTAGATGTATTTTATAGATATAAAAAAGGAAACGTATAATGAATTCTATGGAGAAGAATAATGATGGGCACACATCATTGAAACTGAGGCCGGAGCGTGACTATGGTATCACTTTGTTGAGATATCAATTGTCTGCTGACGCCGAGGTAATAAAAAAAATGCATCAATCGGTGCCGGTTGATACAAACAAGGAGGCCAAATAAATGGCAGCAAACACAACAGTAATTACCGGCGAATCAGGAGCGATCAAGTTTGACGTTACTGGCTCTCCGGCACTGGCAGGTTCTGTTCGTAATTTTACCATCGAACAGACCACGCAGACGATTGAATCAACAGTGATGGGATCTGGATGGAGGAACTATGAATCTGGACTAAAAGACTGGACAGGAACAGCGGATTTCTATCTTGTTGATAGTGACACAACACACGACGCTTTGATAGCGGCGATTGGTGCGGCACCAGCAACACTTGAACTATATCCGTCAGGCACGACCACAGGTATTAAGTTATCTGGAGAGGTCATCGTGACAGGTGTTTCTATCACTTCATCTTTTGATGGAATGGTTGAGATGAGTTGCGAGTTCCAAGGCACAGGTTCTTTAACCAAAGCAGACATCGCATAATATGGTTGATGTGGTTGTTAGATTTAATTCTAAAAAGATAGTCGCTGATGTGAAAAATGTTGTTGATTCAGAAAAAAAATCTGTGGTCGATGATGTATTTCAAACAGTGAAAAGACGCAGTCCAGTGCAAACGGGTAAATTCCGTAGATCTTGGTCTAAGTCTGTATCTAGCAGTAGAATCACAATCAAGAACCCGCAACCGTATGGTGGTGATTTAGAAAAAGGCAAGAGCCCACAAGCACCTATGGGTGTGGTTCGACCTTCTATAAATGAAGTAATAACAAGACAACAAAACAGGAGAAAAATAAAATGACAATAACAAATAAAATTAGCGAACATTATCAATCAGCGATAAACGGTGAACTACAAAAATATCATTGCAAAGAATGGGGCAGTGACATTTATTTTAGAACCACATATCCTTTTAGGGATGAAGCTAAAATTGTTGAATTGGCGTCAAAGGGAATGGTTGTTGAAGCATTGGTTGAGACCGTATTGGTCAAGGCCAGAGATGCTGACGGCAAAAGACTTTTCGTTGATGCTGACAGAGCCAAACTGATGAACGAAGCAGATCCAACAGTTATCATTCAGATAGCCACTGCGATCAATAATGCTAAAATTCAATCGGCTCCCGAGGCAATCGCAAAGGAATAGCCGCCAACGTTGATATGAGATTCATTATGATGCTGGCTGATAGATTAAAAAAATCTATCGAGGAAATTATGATGATGTCAATGTTGGAGATACAGATGTGGGCCGGATACATCTTAAATGAGAACCAGGAGCAGAAAAAAACTATGAATGCTCAGAAAAATAAAAGTAACCCTGGGAGGGGAAGATAATGGCCAGTTATCCATTAGGTATAGATATCATCATCAAAGGACTGGGTGGGTTATCACAGGTTGAGAAGGCCGTTGGTAGGATAGACAAGCAGGGAGCTTCTCTGGCTAACACTTTCCGTATTCTTAGGGGTGCTTTTATCGCACTGGGAGGCACAGCGGTAGCTGGAGCCCTGCTCAATATCATAATCAATTCAGAAAAAGCAAGGATAAGTTTAAATGCACTGGCAGGTTCTGCCATTGGTGGAGGCAAGGCATTTGACACGGCAAGCAAATTTGCCAAGGAGTTTGGTTTCTCCCAAGAAGATGCATTGAAGGCCACGCAAGAATTACTTAGAGTAGGTGGCTTAGAAAATTTAAATAAAAATTTACAACAGGCGGCAGGTGTCAGCAGAAGCTTTGGTATAGATCTAAAAACAGCCGCTGATCAATTGGCTATTGCCAGAGATCAAGGCATAGGATCCAGCAAACAATTATATGAAGGATTAAAAACACAATATGGCAAGATCGTGGACACTGTCAAAGACTCTGCCACGTTGTCAGCACAATTCTTGGAAGAAGTTTTGGGACCAAACAGTCCTGCAATGACCGCGGCCGGTGATGGTGCAAATGGTGTCCAAGCGGCATTTGAAAGATTAAAGTCTTCATTCGCAAGTTTTGGTTTAGAGATCACAGGCACAGATTATGCAGGCAATATCAACGCACTGGCTGAAGCATTGGATTACGCCACTAGGAATGTGGAAAAATTAGAATTTGCATTGGGCATATTATTGTTGGCTATTCCGGGAATTGGTATTCTAAGAGCAGTGGCCGGATTGGGGTTGGCCTACGATGGTGTTAGAAGAAACGCGGACAAGGCTACTGAATCACAGAAAAATTTAGACAAGGTCATTCAAGGCGGCAGTGTGTTGTCATCTGAAAATTTGGGGATGACCATAGAGTCAGTAAAAAAATTACAGTTGGGTATGAGTTTGGCAGCCGCAGAATCAAAAAAGGTTTTTTCACCAACAGAGCCCACATATTATCAACAAGTGCTTGCCGGTGTCAAGGATGCCTACACACAGATCAACACAGAACAACAGGCAGTGGCATTGATGACCAGACAAGTGGTAGTTGGTGCCTATAATTCAATTGGAGCCGCAGCCACCTCGGCATTTACATCCATATTGAACGGTTCTATGAAAGCCAGAGATGCTGGAAGGCAACTGGGTCAAGTGATAATCAATGAGATACTTGCGGCCTTTGTAAAATTGTTTATTGTTACTCCAATAATGAGATTTCTTTCAGGATTGATAGACGAACAAATTAAAAAATGGCAAGATGAAAAAAGAGCAATTGACAGCACCAACAGTTCATTGCAGAAACAGATAGGACTTAAATTGCTTCTAATGGCATTGGGTTTTGAAAAAGGGGGACCTGTGCAGGCGGGTGGATCCACACCGTTGAAGTTCAAGGCCTCTGGAGGTATCACTCCCGGCCGTATGCCTTATATCGTGGGAGAAGCAGGCCCAGAAATGTTCGTGCCCAACAACAGCGGCACTATAATACCCAACAATAGATTGAGTTCGGGATCAGGAGAACAGCAAACAGGTGGCAGTAGAAATGCCAATGTCACATTCAACATCAACACCTTGGATGCACGTGATTTTGATCAATTATTAACAACAAGACAAGATCTTCTTATTAGTTTGATTAATAGGGGTCTCACAGAAAGAGGAAAGGCAAGGTTAGTATAATATGAGCGGAACATTTCCCACAGCAGGTTTCACCACAATGGATTTCACCAGCAACGTGAACAACAGGGTCAGCAGGTCAGTGTCCGGCAAGGTGCAGAGATTAAAGGTAGGTGCACAGTTTTGGAGTTTTAAATTAAAAAGCCCACCGTTAGCAAAATCTGCATTTAGAGAAATATTTCCATTTATAGTCAAACAGGATGGACAATACGGAACTTTCACAGTGGTTCCTCCTGAAGTCAGCTCTACCACAGGCACAGCGAGTGGAACAATAACTTCCACGGCCGCGGTGGCTGCAGGTGCTCTCACTGCCGCGGTATCAGGTGGCTCAGGCACTCTCAAGAAGGGCGACCTAATTAAATTCTCCAATCACGACAAGATTTATATGTTGACTGAAAATGTGGCTTCTGCGGCATCTGCGACTTTGACTTTTTATCCTAATCTAGTAACAGCTATTTCCAATACCACAACAGTGACTTATAATAGTGTGCCATTCAAAGTATATTTTGATGAGGATCAACAATCTTTTGTGTCTCAAGCGGATGGCACATATCGATATGAATTAAATTGTGTTGAGGAGATCTAATGTCAAGAAACATCAACGCCGGTCTTCAAAATAAATTAGAAGGTAGATCTATATTCGTCGCTGACTTGATAGAGATGCACTTTGACACTCCCATCTATTTTACCACGACAAATATTAATTTGAGTTTTGACAGCATCACTGCTCCCACAGCAGGAACCAACACCTATCTGGCACAGGGACAATTTTTAAATTATGGCAACATCGTAGAGAGTTCAGACCTGCGTATCGGCACACTGGAATTGACATTCACCGCAGTGGATACCACAATGGTGGCGGTGGTTTTGAACAACAACTATATAGATAAGCGAGTGGTAATATATCGTGCTGTGTTGGGTGAAGATTATTCCTTTACCAGCAATGATGTGTTTCTTGTTTTTGATGGTAGGATAACTGGCTATCTGATCAAAGAGGCAGATAAAACGGCAGAGATCATTTTGACCTGTGCCAGCCAATTTGCAGACTTTGAAAGAACCAATGGTAGGAGAACCAATCCAGCATCACAAAATTTACATTTTCCCGGAGATCGTGGTATGGACTTTAGTCCGCAAATTGTCAAAGACATTGCCTGGGGGAGACCTATATGATGAACTGTTCTATTAGAAAATTAAGTGAGAGAGATATAACCGAAGGATTAGAACTGGCCTACAAGGCCGCATATGAATATGGATTTGTCAATACTGAATTTGATAAAACATCATTTAATTTCAAAGTTAAAAATGTATTCGTGCAACCCAATTCAGAATCTTTTGGATTGTTTTTCAACAACCAACTGATAGGTTTTGTTGTTTTGGGTTATGATTTTTTACCTTGGAATGATCATCAAAGAATGATAATAAATTTTTTACATATTGCTCCGGACTACAGGAATTTAGAATCCTATCAGTATGTGTTAAATCACTGCAAGGCACACGCAAGATCAAGAGATATACAAACAATTAGGGTCACTGCCAGTGACTTTGTTTTGAATGGCCTAGACAAAGATACGCTCTTGCACTCAAATAGATTTATGGCCGCAGATATAATTTGGGAAAGGAAATTAAATGATTAGAACAATAACCAGAGATGACGTGCCTCAGTGCATCGAATTGGGTCGGAGACAACACGCGGAGAGCAAATTGAATTACCTCAATCTTGATATTGAAAAAATAAAATATGGATTTTTGAGTGCCGTGGATCATCCTACAAGAAGAGTTTTTGTGATTGATGTGGATGGAAAAATTGTGGGATTAGCTGGCGTGAGTCTTGAACACTATGAATACAATTATGATTATTACGTGATGGATCATTTTTATTACATCTTGCCCGAGCACAGGAAAGGTCTGTTGGCCTTTAAACTTTTTAAAGCAGTGCATCGTTGGGGTGTGGAGAACAGGGCCTTGGAGATACAATTCAATTACGCACACGGAGATGAGAATGATCGTATGGGCAAATTATTAAACAAGTTAGGTTATAAAAAATATTGTGATCAATATAAAAAATTAATGATATGAAAATTTACACAAGATTAGTATTAGACAAGGATGACAACATCATAGAAGAAGAGTCGTATGAATACACGGGTCCTGTCGCCCAGTGTGGTGGTGGTGGTGGAGGTGGTGGTGGTGGATTCATAGGTAAGATATTTAAAAAGGTTATAGATTTTGTAACTGGTATAGTCAGTGTTTTTAAATCACCGTTTGGTGCTAATTTTAGTTCTCCAGATTTCAACAGCACTTCTGGGGAGAATATTCAAGGTATTTTAGTCAATAAAGACAGCGCCATTTCCAACATACCTGTCGTGTATGGCACAAGAATGATAGGTGGCATCAGAGTTTATGTCAGCACAAAATCAAGTAACAATGAATATTTGTATGTGGCTTTTGTGTTGTCCGAAGGACAGTGTCAAGGTTATACTTCTTTGTTGATTGATGACGTGGTTGTTCCTCTCTCCAGTTATGCCCACGGCGTTGAGGCCTCTGCTTCTAGTGGTGCCTACAGCACAGAAAATAGATTATCGGTGCAATTTTTTGATGGTCGAGATGATCAAGTGGCATCTACTTTGTTAAAAGACTCCAGTGCCAATTGGACCAACGATCATAGATTAAGAGGTGTGTGTTATATCGCTTGTAAGTTTCGATGGAAAAAGGTAGAAAGCAATGATGATGCCAACAACAACCCTTATTCTGGATTGCCTTCCATAAAAGTAATTCTTCAAGGTAAAAAAATAATGGACATAGTCAGTGCCTTGAGTCCTCCCACTTATGGTGCCATCGTGACCAGTGCGGGTTGGACCAAACCCACCAATCAACGAGTTTATCGCAGTCCCGGTGTTGGAATTGAATCACCTGTTAATAGCATTGTAACATTTACTACATCTAGTTCAAATTCACAGGTGCATTTGGATTTTTCTTTGACACAGACAGGACAATTGGACTTGGTTCCTTTGACTGTTACCACTTCAATCACAGTGACCAACACAGCAACCAGTGCCGTGGTTGCTTCAATAACTCGAGGCCCGGCCACGGCAAGATATCCTGTTCCGTTCACACTTAATATTAGTGAAATTGTTAGTGTTCCCACAGGCTCTTATTCTGTAAATTTTAATACCACTACCACATCGGGCTATCAAGGTCCCGGTGGTGTTTGGAGTATGGCATTGGCCATCGAGGGAGCCGCTACCGTGGTCAATGTGGTGCCCTATGCAGACGCCACCGTGACTTTCAACAATAATCCTGTCAATGTGTTGGTGGATTATATGAGGAATCCTCGCTATGGCAAAGATCTTAGCAATGATGTTTTTGATTGGGATAGTTTTTTAACCGCGGCCAGGCTGTGTGATCAGGTGGTGACCTACACTGCCTCTACCACGGGCAAGGCATTTACCTGTGACGCTGTGATCGATACCGGTAGCAGTTTGATGGACAACATCAAATCTATATTGGCAGGGTTCCGCGGAATGTTGCCCTATCAACAGGGAAAATTTGTGTGTAAAATTGAGCACGGTGGAGATGACACAGACATCACTGCCACTCCCGCCAATCCCATTGTGGTGTTTACCGCAACCAATGACACCATCGTGGGTGGTGTGACCATTGATGGAGATTCCAAGCAAACAAGGATCAACAGATGCAGGGTGACCTATGTGGATCCCAGTGCGGATTATCAGCCCAATGAGGTCATATACCCGGATGAGGACTCTGCGGATGACATAGCATTTATGGCCGCGGACGGTGTGAGATTGGAAAAAAATATCACGATCGGCACAGTGGCCAACAGAGAACAGGCCCTGCAATACGCAGAAGTTTTTGTCAAGAGGAGCCGTAATGCTAAAATTATATCTTTTGCCACTTCATTAGCGGGAGCCAATGTCACAGTGGGAGATCTTGTAAGGGTGGTCAATCCCATAATAGGATTGGACGGTGTGTTTCGTGTCAGCGATGTGAGGATCAATGCCGAGGGCGACATCGAGATAACAGGATTTGAACATCAAAGCAGTGCCTATGCCATACAGGCCAAGGCCACGGACATCACAAGGCCCACACTTTCATTGCCCAATCCGTTATTGGTCGTGGCGCCCACCGCTGTGACAGTGCAATCGGGTGCGGCTTTCAACATCGACAACGGGGCTGGCTATCTTGCCGCTGACTCTGCTTCTAGGAGATTGTTTGTGAGTTGGACCGCATCCACGGATCCTTTCGTGAGAGATTATGTTGTGCAATTTAAAAAAAGCACAGATGCTGACTATGTGACCTATGCTGTGATCACCACCACTGCGATCTACATACAGCCAGTGACCGTGGGAGCGATCTACAACGTGAGAGTGGCTGCCCGCAATGAATTGGACCGCAGGAGCAACTTTGCCACTGCCACCGCACACACCGTGATCGAATAATGGATAGCCAAAAATTTTACGATATATTAAAAACATTGGGTGAGTTCAAGTGCGTGGAGGATCGCAGGAGATTTGCCAGATCTAAACGCAACATCAGCACCTTGTTCTGCCTCCTGGGCAACAGCAATCACATCTGTGATTTTATCTTG